ATGGTGCAGAGTGACGGCAAGTCGCTGTTCAGTGATTCGTTGCCATGGTGGCTGGATGACATGCGTCCACAGGGCTACCTCGGACGGAACTATGCCTCTCTCCGGGCCACGCAGCTTGGATTGCCAAGTCAGTTGAGTGAATGGAGTGATGCTCACGCCCTTCGGGCATTACTTGCGGACGGGGTAGACGCAGCAGGTAATCTGTTACTGGGGGATCATGCCAAGGACGCTTTTTTGACTTCCACGCCAGTCCACCCTGTAGAGCTGCATGACAAGGCAAGCGAGTATGTCAGGCTCGCGGAACAGGCTGCGCGCGGGGAAGTACCAGGATCATCGGCAGGAGGGGAACAGCCGAAGTTTGTCTCTTACGTCCAGACGCCGGACGGGCCTCGGCACGTGATCGTCAAGTTCACTTTGGATGACCACAATCCGGTAACCGGGAGATGGCGTGACCTTCTGCTTGCAGAGCATCTTGCTCTTGAAACACTCAATGAATCTGGTATCCCAGCTGTCCGTACACGGATCGTCGACTCCGGATTTCAGCGCTTTCTTGAAATAGAGCGTTTCGACCGCGTCGGGGTTTCAGGACGCAAGGGACTGATCAGCATGAAGGCACTTGATGCCGAGTTTGTCGGTGCAGGAGCTGCCGAATGGCCCACTATTGCCAATGCGCTGGCAAAAAAGGAGTGCATTACCCGGGAAGCGGCAGCGGTTGCCTCGTTACTGCAAGCCATCGGAAAGCTGATCGGCAATACGGACATGCACACCGGAAACCTGTCTTTCGTTACTGAGCATGGCCGACCATACGACATCTCTCCTGCCTATGACATGCTCCCGATGGGGTTTGCCCCAAAGTCAGGCGGAGGCATTCCATCCACCCTGCCTGAAGCCACTCTTCATCCGGACATTCCAGCCGAAACATGGATACGTGCCAATGAGGTTGCAAGGCGCTATCTGGAGCGCTTACGGAATGAGCGAGGCTTTTCACCGGCATTCTTGCCATGCATTGATGCCTTGAGTGCTCATATGGAAACCGCCTCGAGCAGAATTGCCAGACTGGAGTAGATCAAGGCAGGACAGTGGCGTTTCCGCTTTTGCCCCTGCAGGTCGAGGACTACGCGGCGGCCTCGTGCAGGTACGGGCTGAACCGCACCACCTCGATGCCCAGCCAGTCGTTCAGCTCCATCAGCCGGGACTGCAGGGGTTCGATCTCGTTGCGGTAGAACACCTGCGCGGCCGTACTGGCGTCACCGAAGCCGCCGGTGTTGGTCGGGATGATGCCCATCAGTTGGGGCGGGACACGGTGCGCGGCCAGCACGTCGTCGCGGGTCACGTTCTTGATGTTGAAGAACTCATCCTTGGCCGCCACCTCGCTGATCGGGATCAGTTGCAGGCCGTCCTTCTTGCCGTTGGGTGAGTGCATGAACAGGTTCTTGAAGTTGCCCAGCCCCTTGCTGGACTGCAGCGCCTTGCGCATGGCGTTGACGTCTTCTTCCTTTGCAGCCGAATCGCTCAGGTACAGGATGAACCCGGCATGGCTGCCGTTGGCGTAGTAGCGGCGGCGGAACAGCGTGGCCGACTCGTTGAGCCAGGCCGAGTTCAGCGCTGCCAGGTACTCCGGCAGGCCGTACACTTCCTGATGGATGTCCGGCTCCATCAGCTGGAACACGCTGCCGGCCGGGAACGCCTGCTCCTGCCCGTAACCGGTCACCCACCAGAAGGATTCCATGTCGATGCCGCGCCGGACGTACTTGGCCAGCGCGTGCCGGACCGGCATCCGGCTGCCGAGCCGGCTGCGCGGTACTTCCAGGTAGCCGTTACCGAAGATCAGGTAGTCCAGCACCCAGCGGCCGAAGGTAGCGCGATCCATGAGCGGGTGCGGCACAAAGGTGCGGGCCAGCAGGTTGCGCTTCACGGCGATGGCCGAGGCGTGGTGTACCGCTGCCCGCCAGGAACGTGACAGGCCGTCCCAGCTCAGGGGCGGTTCGTACCAGCGGCCGTTGGTCAGGCATTCGGCGTAGTCGAGGATCTCGCGCCGGTCGAGGACCGATTCGGGATCGCCGAAGGTGAACGTGATGCATCCGGTACCGGCAGGGGCGGCGGGAGTGGCGGCATGGTCTGCAGCGGGGCGGCGACGGCGTCGGGTCATGAGTAGATCTCCACAAATCCGGCATTGCCGGCGTTGCGCCCCTCGAGGGGCTCGTTGTACAGGGTCTGCAGCGTGGCCCAGGCGATGTCGGCATGGCTCACGGCTTCGGAGCGGTCGGCGACAAAGGTCACCAGCCCGCTGCCGGTGGTACTGCGGTGGATGGCCATGAAGCTGGCAGCGATTTCCTTCGCGCCGGCATCGAACTGCAGGCGGCCGTGGCGGATCACGTCCAGACCCTTGAGCACCATGCGGGTCTTGAGGTCGAGCGAATACTGGTAGCCCATGGCGGCCGGGAAGAACTGCGTCACCAGCTGGTGCACGGCCGACCCCAGCCCGGTGCGGTCGATGGCGATGTGGGTGACGCGGTAGCGGTCAGTAGCCTCCTTGATCGCCTGCGCCTGGGCGCTGTAGTCGAGACCACGGAACTGCCGGCACTCGAGCAGGCGGAACGGACCGTCCGGCACGGCCGGCGGCGCGACCACCACCATGGCCGCACTGTCGCCGCTCTCGCTCGGGTCGTAGCCGATCCACACCTCGCGGTGACCGAGCGGGCGCAGGGTGAACGGGTTGTAGTCCGGCCAGGCCTCCATGGAATCGACCATGCAGCGATGCAGCATCGACAGCGGGAACACGCTCTTGCCGTCGTCGATGAACTCGCACTCGAAGAGCTGGCGGAACTCGTCAGGCGAGTTCTCCAGCCGCAGGGCATCGAGGTCAAAGAGGTCACAACCCTGCCGCAGGGCGTCGTGGATGGTGACGATCTGCCGCCACTGGCCGTCCCCCTGGTCCAGTCCGCCGGCCAGGGCCTTGTGGCTCAGGTCGAAGGCGATCTGTACGCTGGCCGGGCGGCCGGCGTTGTAGCGCTTGCCGGACCAGAACGGATACGCCTCGTGGGCAAGGGTCGAGGGGGTGCTGAAGTAGGTCTGCCGCCAGCGTTTCTGGCTGGCCATGCCGGCGGCGACCTTGCGCAGCTCGGCAAACTTCGGCGTCCAGAAATACTCGTCCATGTAGAGGTTGCCGTGGTACGACTGGGCGGTGCGGCTGCTGGTCCCCAGGAAAATCAGCTCGGCGCCGTTGCCGAACAGGATCTTGTCGCTGCCTTTCAGCTCGATGTCGCACACCTCGCTGACAAAGGCCTTCTGGTAGCTCTGGAACTGCAGGGCCTGGCGCTTGCTGGCGGACAGGAAAATCTGGTTACGGCCGGTCTCCAGCGCATCGAGCAGGGCTTCCAGCGCAAAGTACCAAGTGGCACCGATCTGGCGGCTCTTGAGGATGTTGCGGATGCGGGCGAGGTGACCGGCCCGCAGCCAGTGTTTCTGGTAGCCGAACAGGCGTTCACGGAAGGCTGCTTTCAGGCGGGCCACCTGCTCATCGGTCAGCAGGTTCTTGCTGGCGGATGCCTTCTGGCGCTGGCCGCCTTCGCGGCGCCCGCCCTCGCGCTGGCGGTGGCGCAGTTTCTCCAGCCGCTCCAGCTGGCGGCCGAGGAGATCGATCTCCTTGTAGTCGCAGCCTTCCTTTTTGTCCTTGCTGATCAGGACCTGCAGGCGGGCTTCCAGGGTGGCGTTCACCCGGTCGACCGGGCTGACCGCGTCCCAGTCCTCGCGGCGCTTCCAGCTGTGGACGGTGGCCGGCCGCAATCCCAGTGCCTCGGCAATGCGGGCGATCCGCCAGCCCTGCCAGTAGAGGGCGCGGGCGGCGTGACGCGGGTCGAAAGGGGTGTTTTGCATGCTCATGCCGGCGATGGTGACGGCTCGCGCTGGCGGTCACACCGACATCCGGTCGGGCCAGGGCGCAGGCCGCCGCAAACCCCGTGCCCCCCGCGCGACAGCGCGCCAACATGGCTTCACGAAACGAACAGGGAGCCGGCCGCATGGCTAAAAAAAGCAAGGCGTTCCGGGTGGCCACAGAAGGGGCCACCACCGACGGACGAGAAATCAGGCGTGAGTGGATCGAGCAGATGGCCCGGAATTACGACCCGGCCGTCTTCGGTGCCCGCGTCAACATCGACCACATAAAAGGCATCCTGCCGGACAGCCCGTTCAAGCGCTACGGCGACGTGACCGCGCTGGAGGCCCGCGAGGTCGAGGACGGCAAGCTCGCCCTCTTTGCCACCATCGACCCGACCGACGAACTGGTGGCCCTGACCCGTGCCCGCCAGAAGATTTACACCTCGATCGAAGTGGTCGAGCAGTTCGCCGACAGTGGTGAGGCCTATCTGGTCGGACTGGCGGTGACCGACGACCCGGCGAGCCTCGGTACCGAGATGCTGCAGTTCTGCGCCCGCGCCGGACACAACCCGCTGGCCGGCCGCAAGAGCCAGCCCGGCAGCCTCTTTACCGCTGCCGTGCCGGTCGAGCTGGAGTTCGTCGAGGCCACCGGGCCGGCCGATGCCGGCAAGGGGCTGTTTGCCACGGTCATGGCATTGCTGACCGGCAAGGGCAAGACCGACGACGCCCGCTTTGCCGACCATGCCGCGGCCATCGAGGCCTTGGCCGAAAGCCAGCAGGCCGTACCAACCCTGCAGGGCGCGGTCAGAGCCTTGCAGCACAGTGGGCAGTCGCTGGATGCCCGCCTGCAGTCCCTGACGGCCGAACTGGCCGACCTCAAGACCAGGCTCGACAGCCAGCCGCAGCCGGGCTTCACCCGCCAGCCGGCCACCGGCGGCGCCGGCAAGACCGAAACCGATTGCTGAGGACCCCGCCCCATGCGCAATGACACCCGCCTGCAGTACACCCAGTTTGTCACCCAACTGGCCCGACTCAACAGCGTCCCGTCCGCTGAAAAATCCTTCACCGTCGCCCCGAGCATCCAGCAGACGCTGGAGAGCCGCATCCAGCAGTCGAGCGAATTCCTGTCGCGCATCAACGTGATCGGTGTGCCCGAGATGGCCGGTGAAAAAATCGGCCTCGGCGTCACCGGCACCATCGCCGGCCGCACCCGAACCGGGCCGGGCAAGCCGCGTGTGGCCCGGTCGGTGGCCGACCTCGATTCGCACAAGTACCAGTGCGCCAAGACCAACTTCGACACCGCCATCCCGTACCAGCAGCTCGACGTGTGGGCGAAGTTCCCGGACTTCCAGACCCGCCTGCGCGACGCCATCCTGAAGCAGCAGGCGCTGGACCGCATCATGATCGGCTTCAACGGCGGAACGGACCGTCCGGCACGGCCGGCGGCGCGACCACCACCATGGCCGCACTGTCGCCGCTCTCGCTCGGGTCGTAGCCGATCCACACCTCGCGGTGACCGAGCGGGCGCAGGGTGAACGGGTTGTAGTCCGGCCAGGCCTCCATGGAATCGACCATGCAGCGATGCAGCATCGACAGCGGGAACACGCTCTTGCCGTCGTCGATGAACTCGCACTCGAAGAGCTGGCGGAACTCGTCAGGCGAGTTCTCCAGCCGCAGGGCATCGAGGTCAAAGAGGTCACAACCCTGCCGCAGGGCGTCGTGGATGGTGACGATCTGCCGCCACTGGCCGTCCCCCTGGTCCAGTCCGCCGGCCAGGGCCTTGTGGCTCAGGTCGAAGGCGATCTGTACGCTGGCCGGGCGGCCGGCGTTGTAGCGCTTGCCGGACCAGAACGGATACGCCTCGTGGGCAAGGGTCGAGGGGGTGCTGAAGTAGGTCTGCCGCCAGCGTTTCTGGCTGGCCATGCCGGCGGCGACCTTGCGCAGCTCGGCAAACTTCGGCGTCCAGAAATACTCGTCCATGTAGAGGTTGCCGTGGTACGACTGGGCGGTGCGGCTGCTGGTCCCCAGGAAAATCAGCTCGGCGCCGTTGCCGAACAGGATCTTGTCGCTGCCTTTCAGCTCGATGTCGCACACCTCGCTGACAAAGGCCTTCTGGTAGCTCTGGAACTGCAGGGCCTGGCGCTTGCTGGCGGACAGGAAAATCTGGTTACGGCCGGTCTCCAGCGCATCGAGCAGGGCTTCCAGCGCAAAGTACCAAGTGGCACCGATCTGGCGGCTCTTGAGGATGTTGCGGATGCGGGCGAGGTGACCGGCCCGCAGCCAGTGTTTCTGGTAGCCGAACAGGCGTTCACGGAAGGCTGCTTTCAGGCGGGCCACCTGCTCATCGGTCAGCAGGTTCTTGCTGGCGGATGCCTTCTGGCGCTGGCCGCCTTCGCGGCGCCCGCCCTCGCGCTGGCGGTGGCGCAGTTTCTCCAGCCGCTCCAGCTGGCGGCCGAGGAGATCGATCTCCTTGTAGTCGCAGCCTTCCTTTTTGTCCTTGCTGATCAGGACCTGCAGGCGGGCTTCCAGGGTGGCGTTCACCCGGTCGACCGGGCTGACCGCGTCCCAGTCCTCGCGGCGCTTCCAGCTGTGGACGGTGGCCGGCCGCAATCCCAGTGCCTCGGCAATGCGGGCGATCCGCCAGCCCTGCCAGTAGAGGGCGCGGGCGGCGTGACGCGGGTCGAAAGGGGTGTTTTGCATGCTCATGCCGGCGATGGTGACGGCTCGCGCTGGCGGTCACACCGACATCCGGTCGGGCCAGGGCGCAGGCCGCCGCAAACCCCGTGCCCCCCGCGCGACAGCGCGCCAACATGGCTTCACGAAACGAACAGGGAGCCGGCCGCATGGCTAAAAAAAGCAAGGCGTTCCGGGTGGCCACAGAAGGGGCCACCACCGACGGACGAGAAATCAGGCGTGAGTGGATCGAGCAGATGGCCCGGAATTACGACCCGGCCGTCTTCGGTGCCCGCGTCAACATCGACCACATAAAAGGCATCCTGCCGGACAGCCCGTTCAAGCGCTACGGCGACGTGACCGCGCTGGAGGCCCGCGAGGTCGAGGACGGCAAGCTCGCCCTCTTTGCCACCATCGACCCGACCGACGAACTGGTGGCCCTGACCCGTGCCCGCCAGAAGATTTACACCTCGATCGAAGTGGTCGAGCAGTTCGCCGACAGTGGTGAGGCCTATCTGGTCGGACTGGCGGTGACCGACGACCCGGCGAGCCTCGGTACCGAGATGCTGCAGTTCTGCGCCCGCGCCGGACACAACCCGCTGGCCGGCCGCAAGAGCCAGCCCGGCAGCCTCTTTACCGCTGCCGTGCCGGTCGAGCTGGAGTTCGTCGAGGCCACCGGGCCGGCCGATGCCGGCAAGGGGCTGTTTGCCACGGTCATGGCATTGCTGACCGGCAAGGGCAAGACCGACGACGCCCGCTTTGCCGACCATGCCGCGGCCATCGAGGCCTTGGCCGAAAGCCAGCAGGCCGTACCAACCCTGCAGGGCGCGGTCAGAGCCTTGCAGCACAGTGGGCAGTCGCTGGATGCCCGCCTGCAGTCCCTGACGGCCGAACTGGCCGACCTCAAGACCAGGCTCGACAGCCAGCCGCAGCCGGGCTTCACCCGCCAGCCGGCCACCGGCGGCGCCGGCAAGACCGAAACCGATTGCTGAGGACCCCGCCCCATGCGCAATGACACCCGCCTGCAGTACACCCAGTTTGTCACCCAACTGGCCCGACTCAACAGCGTCCCGTCCGCTGAAAAATCCTTCACCGTCGCCCCGAGCATCCAGCAGACGCTGGAGAGCCGCATCCAGCAGTCGAGCGAATTCCTGTCGCGCATCAACGTGATCGGTGTGCCCGAGATGGCCGGTGAAAAAATCGGCCTCGGCGTCACCGGCACCATCGCCGGCCGCACCCGAACCGGGCCGGGCAAGCCGCGTGTGGCCCGGTCGGTGGCCGACCTCGATTCGCACAAGTACCAGTGCGCCAAGACCAACTTCGACACCGCCATCCCGTACCAGCAGCTCGACGTGTGGGCGAAGTTCCCGGACTTCCAGACCCGCCTGCGCGACGCCATCCTGAAGCAGCAGGCGCTGGACCGCATCATGATCGGCTTCAACGGTACTTCGGTGGCCGAGGATACCGACCGGGACAGCAACCCGCTGCTGCAGGACGTCAACAAGGGCTGGTTGCAGCAGTACCGTGAGCATGCACCGGAGCGGGTCATGTCCGAGGTGGCCGAGAGTTCCGGCAAGGTGAAGATCGGGCCGGCCGTTACCGGGGCCGAAGGCTACAGGAACCTCGACGCACTGGTGTTCGATGCGGTTGAAAACCTGATCGACGAGGCGTTTGCCGAACATCCGGACCTCGTGGTGATCGTCGGGCGCAGCCTGCTGGCCGACAAGTATTTCCCGATCATCAACAAGGACAACCCGCCGACCGAGCAGCTGGCGGCCGACATGGTGATCAGCCAGAAGCGCATCGGCAACCTGCCGGCGGTGCGGGCCCCGTTCATGAAGGCCGGCAGCATGCTGGTCACGCCGCTGTCGAACCTGTCGATCTACTGGCAGGAAGGCGGCCGCCGCCGGCATGTACGCGAGGAGCCGGACTACGACCGGATCGCCAACTACGAATCGAGCAACGACGCCTACGTGGTCGAGCGCTACGAGGCCGGTTGCCTGATCGAAAACATCGAACTGGTGCCGGCATGACGACGAGCCCGGCCCGAGCCCACTTCCAGCGTGCCTCGGCGGCCCGGATCGCAGAAGCGGCCGGACCGGGCCAGTCACTGGAAGGGCTGTCGCAATACGAACTGATGCTGGCCATGCTGGCCCGGCACAGCCGGCGCCTGAAGCAGGTGCAGTCGAACGAGCGCAAGGCCGAGGTCAAGCGCGAAATCCTGTCCGAGTACCTGCCGTGGGTGCAGGGCGTGCTGGCCCACGGCAAGGGGGCGCAGGATGACGTGCTGATGACCGTCATGGTCTGGCGCATCGACGCCGGCGACTACGCCGGGGCGCTCGACATCGGCGACTACGCGCTGGCCTACCGGCTGGCGATGCCAAAACGCTTCAACCGGGATGCCGCCACCACGCTGACCGAGGAAATGGCCGATGCCGCCAAGCGTGCACGGGACGGCGGGCAGCCGTTTGACGCGGCCCTGCTCAGGCGCACGCTGGCCCTCGTGACCGGCATCGACACGCCGGACCAGAGTCGCTCGCGCCTCCTGAAAGAGCTGGGCCTTTTGCTGACGGAGAGCGACCCGCCGGCTGCCCTCGGCTACCTGCAGCAGGCCACCCGGCTCAACCCGGCCGCCGGCGTCAAGAAGCAGCTGGACCGGCTGGCCCGCCAGACCGGCAGTCCCCGAGCCGTCAGCACAGCGGACGATGACGCTGACGGCTGACCCTCTCGCGCCCCGCGAGCTGGCGGCAGGGGGCCGGCAGCGGATTGCCCGCCTGCCACGCCCTCTCCACCGCCACCACTCAGGATGTCCTCATGGGATTCACCGCCAACGAACCAGAAAACCCGTCGCCGGGCACCGTCAGCAGCAGCGCCTTCTGGCCCGTCATCGACCTTGCTGACGTGCAGGCCGAATGGCGGATAGACGGCACGGTCACCCCGGCCCGGTTGCGGCTGGCCGTGATCGAGGCGGTCAGCACCGTCAATGGCGAGCTGGCCGGCTGGCGGCAAGCGCGGCAGCAGGACGGATTCGCCACGCTGGCCGAGGTGCCGGGCGAGCTGCTCGACGGTGAGTGCGAGCACCTCTACCACTACCGCCGGGCGGTCGGCTGCCTCGCCAAGGGCGAGCTGACCCGCCGCTACCGCGACTTTGATGCCACGCGCGACGGCCAGCAGCGGGCGGATGCCATGGAAGCCGACATCGACGACCTGATGCGGGATGCCCGTGCTGCCATCAACCGCATCAAGGGCCGCCGGGGGACGTGGGTCGTGGTGGCGGTCTGATGCAGGTCATGACGCAACAGCACGACACCGTCGACGCCCTGGTCTGGCGGCACACCGGCCGCACGCGGGGCATGGTCGAAGCGGTGCTGGCCCTCAATCCGGGACTGGCCGACCACGGCCCCGTCCTGCCGGCCGGCCTCATGGTCGAGCTGCCCGACGCGCCGGTGGCACCGCCGGCCCTTCACCTGATCCAACTCTGGGACTGAAACACCATGCTGGAACCGATCACCCCTTCAACCGCTTCGGCCAGCCTGCTGGCCGTCGCCCTCCTGACCCTGTTTCCGGGCATTGATGCCTCGGTGGTGCTGGGTGCCTTTGCCGGCTCGACGGTCTTTGTGCTCTCGAGCCGGGACCCCGGCCGCCTGAGCCGGGTGGGCTTCTTTGCTGCCAGCTTCCTGATCGGCCTCTTTGCCGCCGGGCCGGTGGCTGCGCTGATGAACACCCTGCTGCCGGCCACGGTCAACGACCACGTCGGCGCGCTGTTTGCCTCGGCACTGGCCGTGCGCCTGCTGCAATGGCTGATCGACATGGCGGCCGATCCGCTGGGCCTGCTGGCCCGCATCCGGGGAGGCCGGCAATGACCACCGTCCTGCTCTTCCTGCATGCCGTTGCCGGCCTGCTGATGGCGGCCTGCCTGACCCTGTTCCGACGCCATGAACACCGCCACCGGCCGTGGATCAGCCTGCTGGCCTGGCTGACGGCCTGTGCCGCCGTTTCACTGCCGGTACGCATCCTGTCCGGCCAGATCCGCGAGGTGGATGCCGGCTCGGTCCTGCTGCTGTGGGTGCTGCTGGTGGCCGTGGCGGTCCGTCGCGGCAATCTGGGCCAACTCTTCAACCGGAGGGGATCATGCCGATCCTGAAGCAAGGCAGTACCGGCAGTGCGGTCACCGTGCTGCAGCAGCAACTCAACCGGCTGGGCTTCGCACTGGAGCCGGACGGCTGGTTCGGAGAGGCAACCCGTGCCGCCGTCCGCGCTTTCCAGCGCCAGGCCGGCCTGCTGGATGACGGCAAGGTCGGGCCGGTCACCCGTGAGGCCCTGCAGGGCATCCTGCCGGTCCCGCGCCGGCTGAATGACGCCGACCTGCAGGCCGCCGCCGACGCGCTCGGCGTGGACCTGGCCGCCGTCAAGGCGGTGATCGAGGTCGAGAGCCGAGGCAGCGGCTTCGAGGCGACCGGTCACCCGGTCATCCTGTTCGAGCGCCATGTGTTCTACCGGCAGGCCAAAGCGGCCGGGCTGGATGCCGAGGCACTGGCCAGCCGCTATCCGAACCTGTGCAGCACCCGCCGGGGAGGCTATGCCGGTGGCCCGGCCGAGTGGAGCCGGTACCGGCATGCCGGCCGCCTGCATCCGGACTGCGCCGTCGAGGCGGCGAGCTGGGGTCTCTTCCAGATCATGGGCTTTCACTGGCAGGCACTGGGCTACCCGTCAGCCGCCGGCTTTGCCGGTGCGATGGCTGAAAGCAGCGCGCAGCAGCTGGATGCCTTCGTGCGCTTCATCCGGCTGGACCCGGCCCTGCTCAAGGCGCTCAAGGGCCACCAGTGGGCCGCTTTTGCCCGCCGCTACAACGGCCCGGCGTACCAGGACAACCTGTACGACGTGAAGCTGGCCCGCGCCCATGCCCGCTACGCCGCTGGCGAGGTGGCGGCATGAGCCGGGTGATACCCGCCCTGCTGCTCTACGGCGTGATGGCCGTGTGCCTGTTCTGGCTCGCCCGCGAGCGGGACGGTCTGCAGGCACGGATCGGTGACCTGCAGGTCAATGTCCGGACCCTGCAAACCGACCGGGACCGGCTGGCCGGCCAGATCAGGCAGCACGACGAGGCCCGCCGGCAATTGCAGGCTGACCTTGCCCACGCCGAAACCCTCGCGGCCCGCCGGGCCGCCCGACTGAAAGACCTCGAACATGAACATGCCGACCTGCGTGCGTGGGCTGATACCCGCCTGCCTGCTGACCTTGGGCGCCTGCTCGAGCGTCCCGCCCTCGCCGGCGCCGGTGATTACCGTCAGTGGCTGTCCGGCGGTGACGCCGTGCCGGCTGCCGGACAGCCGGCCGCAGACGAACCGCGACCTGCTGACTGAACTTGCCCGTACCGAAGCGGCCTGGCATGCCTGTGCGGCCCAGGTCGACCTGATCCACCGCTGCCAGCAGGAGCTGAACCGATGACCGACCTGTACGACCGCGCCCAGCAACTCGAGGCCCGGCAGCGTGACGAAGCACTGGCCCGGCAGCGTGACGAAGCACTGGCCCGCCACGTTGCCCGCCAGCAGGCCGGCCCCGGCCTCAGTCACTGCGAGGACTGCGGCGAGCCGATCCTCGAAGCCCGCCGGCGCATCGTGCCGGGCTGCCGCCGCTGCCGGGATTGCCAGGAAGAGGCCGAGCGCCATGGATAAGCCCGCCCGCCTGCGTGCCGCCCTCAAGGCCGCCCTGCCGGAACTGGCCAACCGGCCGGATGCGTTGCAGTTGTTCGTGGAATCCGGCCGGCTCGCTGCTACCGCCGGGGCCTCGCTGTCGTGGGAATACCGCTACACGCTGGTGGTACTGGTCACCGACTACACCGGCAGCCCGGACCCGGTCATGCTGACCCTGCTCACCTGGTTGCGACAGCATCAGCCGGATCTGCTGCAGAACCGCGAGCGGCTGCAGGACGGCCTGCGTTTCGACGTCGACATCCTCAAGCACGGCTGCGTCGACCTGCAGGTCAAGCTCAAGCTGACCGAGCGGGTCATCGTCACGGTCGACCCGGAACAACAGCGCCGCCTCCTGAGCCACCCGCCAGAGCCGGTGCCGCCGGCCGCGTCTGATGACTGGCCGATGGTGCCGGCATGAGCCTCGCGGTACTGGAAAGCGAGCTGGCCGGCCTGTTGCAGCAGACCGGCCCGCCGGCCCGCCGGCAGCTCGCCCGCGAAATCGGGCGCGAGCTGCGCCGGTCACAGCAGAAACGCATCGCCGCGCAGCAGAATCCGGACGGCAGCCGCTTTGCCCCGAGGAAGCCACAGCTGCGGCAGCGCACCCCGGTGCGCCGGCAGATGTTCACCCGCCTGCGCACCGCCCGCTACCTGCAGCTCGAGACCACGCCGGAAGCCGTTGCCCTTGCCTTTGTGTCGTCGGTGGCCCGGATTGCGAAAGTCCACCAGTTCGGTGAAGAGGACGAAGTGCGGCCCGGCCTCACCGCCCGCTACCCGGCCCGCGAGCTGCTCGGGCTGACCGATGACGAGATCGGGCGGGTGCAGGAGGCGGTGCTCAGGCATCTGGCAGGAGATTGAATCGGGCCAGCCCGCCCGCCGCCGCAAACCAGCTGACCCGCGCGCGCAGGCCCGGCACGCTTGCGGCCATGGACATTGCAGAACTCAACCGCCGGCTGGCCAACCTGATCCGCCACGGCACCGTGACCGGGGTGCAGCACACACCACCGCGCGTGCGCGTACAAACCGGAGGCAACACGACCGACTGGCTGCGCTATTGGGTACCGCGCGCCGGCACCACCCGTGACTGGGACCCGCCGGTTGCAGGCGAGCAGTGCATCCTGCTGTGCCCGAGCGGCGAGCTGACCACCGCCTTCGTGCTGACCGGGCTCTATTCCGACGCATTTCCCCCTCCATCCGGCAGCCCTGACCTGTGCGTGCGCGTCTGGCCGGACGGTGCCAGCATTACCTACGACCATGCCGCCGGCGCGCTGTCGGCCACCGGCATCCGGACGGATCTGGTCGAAGCCTCGGACAAATGCACCGTTGACTGCCCGCTGACCGAGTTCACCGGTGACGTGCAGATCCGGGGAAGCCTGACGGTGGACGGCGAGGCACTGGTGAAATCGCTGCTCTCGTACATGGCCGGCCTGTCCGGTCAGAACGGCGCCGGTGGGCAGACCGTCATCGAGGGCGACATCCAGCACCGCGGCACCCTGAGCAATACCGGCAGTATGGAATCCAACGGTGTGGTACTCGATGCCCACACCCATCCGGGCGATTCGGGCGGCACCACCGGGAAGCCGAACCGATGAGGTGGCAGGGCATGAACGCCGTCACCGGCCGGGCCGTCACCGACCGCGACCATGTGCGGCAATCCGTCCGTGACGTGCTGCTGACGCCGGTCGGTTCACGCATTGCGCGCCGCGACTACGGCTCGGCCGTGGCCTCGATGATCGACTGGCCGGCCAATGCCCGCCTGCGCATGCAGCTGATGGCCGCCGCGCACATGGCCCTGACCCGGCACGAACCCCGCATCCGCATCACGGCAGTCAGCTTCAGCCAGGACGAACAGCACGGCCGCTGGACCTGTGACCTGTCGGTCGAGTACCTGACCGGCCCGCTGGCCGGCACCGCCGATACCGTGAGGACCGCACTGTGACCCGCAGCCTGATCGACCTGTCGATGCTGCCGCCACCGGACGTGGTGGAAGCCGTCGACCTTGAAACCCTGCTGGACCGGCGCAAGGCCGCCCTGCTGGCCAGCCTGCCCGAGGACATGCGCGAGAGCGTGGCCAATACGCTCGCGCTCGAATCCGAACCGCTGACCAAACTGCTTGAAGAGAACGCCTACCGCGAACTGCTGCTGCGCCAACGCATCAACGAAGCCGCCAGGGCCGTGATGCTGCCATATGCCGGAGGCGCTGATCTTGAGCAGCTCGCTGCCAATGTCGGAGTGGCCCGCCTGCTGATCGATCCGGGCAAGCCCGACGCCTGGCCGCCGGTACCGCCAACACGGGAGACCGACGACAGCCTGCGCACCCGTGCCCAGATGGCGTTCGAGGGATTGTCGGTGGCCGGACCACGGGCGGCCTATGTCTGGCATGCCCTGTCGGCCGATGGCCGGGTGGCCGACGTGGACGTACACAGCCCGGAGCCCTGCGAGGTGGTGGTGACCGTACTGGCCCAGGCCGGAAACGGTGCCGCCGGCGAGGACCTGCTGGCGATTATCAGGACGGCGCTCAGTGCCGAGACCGTGCGCCCGATCGGTGACCGGCTGACCGTACAGGGTGCCACCATCGTGGACTACCGGATCGACGCCACCCTGCTGCTGGAATCCGGCCCGGAAAGCGAACCGGTCATCAAGGCTGCCCGCCAGCAGGCCGAAGCCTACGCCCGCCGCCAGCGGCGCATCGGACGGGACATTGACCGCTCGGCCCTGTTTGCCGCCCTGCATGTCGAGGGCGTGAAGCGGGTCGAGCTGCGGCAGCCGGCTGCCGACATGCGGCTGGAACGCCACCAGGCCGGGCACTGCACGGCCATCGAACTGGGCACGGGGACGGAAGATGCCTGACTCGCTGCTGCCCCCCAATGCCAGCCGCCTTGAACATGCCGTGGCCGGCACGCTGACGGCTGCCACGGAACTGCCGGTCCCGCTGCGCGACCTGTGGAATCCGGACCGCTGCCCGGAGCCGCTGCTGCCGTACCTCGCCTGGGCATGGTCGGTGGACCGCTGGGACAGCCGCTGGCCCGTGGCCACCCGCCGCAAGGTGGTAGCCGATGCCTTCGCCGTCCACCGGAGCAAAGGCACCATTGATGCCGTGCGCCGGGTAGTCGAGCCGTTCGGCTACCTGATCGAGGTGGTCGAATGGTGGCAGGAACAGCCACCGGGCCGCCGGGGCACCTTCCGCATCAAGATCGGCGTGCAGGATGCCGGCATCAGCGAAGCCACCTTCCGCGAGCTGGAACGCCTGATCGATGACGCCAGACCGGTATCGCGCCACCTCACCGGACTGGCCGTCAGCCTGGCCTGCCACGGAGACATCCACGTGGCGGCATCCGGTTTCGGTGGCGACGTCACGACCGTTTATCCCTACATGCCGGATGCCGTCACGACCATCGGCCAACCCGGTGCCGGCGCCGGCCTCCACCTGATCGACACCCTCACCCTTTCACTGCAGGAGAGCACCTGATGCCTGCCACCTATTACTGCCTGCTGACCCGTATCGGGGAAGCCAAACTGGCCAAGGCCACCGCACTCGGCACCCGGCTGGCCATCACCCATCTGGCCGTCGGGGACGGCGGCGGCTCGGTACCACAGCCGGAGCCGGACCAGACCGCATTGAAGCACGAAGTCCGCCGCGGCCTTGTCAACGAACTGAAGGTCGATCCGCTCAACGCGAACCAGATCATCATCGAGCAGGTGATTCCGGAAGAGGCGGGCGGCTGGTGGATCAGGGAAGTGGGAGCCTTTGACGCGGACGGTGACCTGATCGCGGTCGGCAACTGCCCGGAATCCTACAAGCCGGTGCTGGCCGAAGGATCAGGCCGCACGCAGGTCATCCGGATGGTACTGATCGTCAGCTCGACCGATGCCGTCACCCTGAAAGTCGACCCGTCGGTGGTACTGGCAACAAAACAGCATGTCACCGAAACCGTGGCCAAAGCCATCAGCGACCACGTCAAGCAACCTGATCCGCACCCGCAGTACGCAACTGATACGGAATTGTCGGAATTGTCCCGGTCACTGTCCGATGCCATCTCACGCGCCATCAGCGACCATGTCGGCCAGCCTGATCCGCATGCACAGTACGCAACGGATGAAGAACTGTCGGCCTTGTCCACGTCACTGAACGAGGCTGTCCGGAATGCACTGGCCATTGCCCGTTCAAAAGTGGCCACGGTCAACGGAGTGGGTCCGGACCCGTCCGGCAACGTGGTGATTGACGTACAGGGCAATTCAAACTGGACCTTTGTCGGTGGTGCCCCCGGATGGGCGCGGGACAATTCCACGGGGCTGACATTGCAGTGGGGATTTGACAGTTCGCCCTATGGCCAGACTGTTACCAGCTACTTCCCGAGAAGTTTTACGACTGCGTATTCAGTCGTGATCGGTTCTCAGGGCGGACTTGAAAGCACATGCCGTGTGACAGCCCTGACGAATACGTATTTTCAATCATTAAGACATTACTCCGGCTCCGGGATGGGACATGGCGGTATCTACTGGCTCGCAGTCGGACACTCATGAAACGAGGTGAACCATGAATTTCCTGATCAGGTTTGATGAAACCGGAAGGCGGACAGAAACCCATGTTGTCGAGGAAAAGACGCCATCCCAAATCGACCGCATGGTGAACGACGGGTTTTTGATCGTGCCGGAACCGGACTATCTGCTGCTGATCGGCAATACCACCGGCAAGGAACACATCAGGAATCCTGAGACCGGCAAATACGAAGAGTATGTACCACCGCCCCCGACGCTTGAAGCACTGCGCGAGCAGCGCCGGGCGGAGATCAACCGTTGGCGGGATGAACAGGAAAACGGCGGCATCGAGCATGCCGGACACCGCTGGGATACAGACGAAGCCTCGCTTCAGCGCATCAATGCGGTCCTGCTGTCCGGTACCAATCCGCTGGGTATCTGGACCTCGGCTGACAACGTGGACGTGCCGATGACCCTGGAGGACATGCAAGGCCTGTTTGCTGCCATCGTGACCCGTGGCAGTGCCATCCACGCCCGCCAGCGCGAGATGAAGCAGGCCATCGAGGGCATGAGCCGTGACGAGCTGGAAGCCTTCCAGCCCGGCTGGCCTGCACCATGAAACCGGACGCCCGCTCATGGCGGGCGATCCGTTCAACGTGAGACAGCGACCGGGAGGGTGTTACGAGCACCCGCCCGGCCAGCTGACCCGCAGCGTACACCTGCAAGTCAACCCGAGGCTGCCGCTTTCGACGTCAAAAGCTCCGACAGTCTACGGGTTTACCGGGACATGCAGATGGATTTACCTCAAATCCGGTGCGGTGCCTGTCACCGCAAACTGGGCGAAGGCCATTACCGGGTCCTCGTCATCAAGTGCCCGCGCTGCGGCGCACTCAATCACATGAAGGCCGCCGAGCCTCTTTGCCGGAACGCCAGTGAGCGCCCGAAAGCCTGAAATGACTGCACCATTGATTCCGTGGCTGGGCGGCAAGCGCCGCCTGGCAAAACACATCCTGCCGAAATTCCGGCCGCACACATGCTACGTAGAACCGTTCTGTGGTGCCGCTGCATTGTTCTTCATGAAAGAGCCAGCCAAGGTCGAGGTCATCAACGACATCAACGGCGAGCTTGTCAACCTCTACCGGGTGATCAAGCATCACCCGGAGGAGTTCGCCCGCCAGTTCAAGTGGGCACTGTCGAGCCGGCAGATTTTCAAGTGGATGCAGATCACGCCGGAGGAAACCCTGACAGACATCCAGCGGGCCGGACGCTTTTACTACCTGCAAAAGCTCTGTTTTGGCGCGAGGGTCGAGAGCCAGACGTTCGGCACCGCTGCTACCGCACCGCCCAAGCTCAACCTGCTGCGGCTTGAGGAGGACATCTCGGCGGCTCACCTGCGACTGTCACGCACCTATATCGAGCATCTCGACTGGTCAGCAGTTATCCGCAAGTACGACCGGCCGGGCACGCTTTTTTACTGCGACCCGCCGTACTGGGGCACCGAGGGATACGGGGTAGAGTTCCCGCTTGCCGAATACCAGCGGCTGGCTGATCTGGCACGAAGCATCCAGGGGCGGATGATCATCTCGGTCAACGACATTCCGGAAATGCGCGAAGCGTTTGCCGGGCTACCCATCGACACCGTGGACATTACTTACACGGTGGGCCGCAAGCGGTGCAAAACAGGCGAACTGATCATCGGAAATTCGCCGCTGGCACCATGAAATGAAGCATGGCCCGCTGACGGGCCATGTGAGGAGAGCGCGATGCACCGGGCGTAGCATATCGCTCGGTGCCATTTTAACCGAAGGTAATTTCTTTTTGCATAATCTGCCCCGTAAACATGTACCAGGAAATGAACAGGGAAGAAAGAGACCAGGCCATAACCGACATCGTCCAGACCATCGGGGGATTCATCCGCCGGGACTTTGACCACCTCACCGCAAAACGCTACTGGGATCATGTCATCGCCAGTACGCCGCCGGACATCCTGACCGAGGCACTGATCCGGGCCTTGTGTTCGGGAGCCTATCAGGAGCGCTGTCCGTCCGGCATGCCGGGCAATAGCCGCAAACACGCCGGAAATCGTCATCCGGATCGTGAATGACACCCCTCATTCAAGGGTTTCAGTCGGGCCAGCCACCACCCCGCCGCAAAGCGCATGACCCGCGCGCGGGCTGGCGGCAAGCTGCGGAGATACGTTATCTCCGGAGTTTGGTATGGCCCAGTCCGATTACCACCACGGCGTCCGCGTCCTCGAAATCAACGAAGGCACCCGCACCATCCGCACCGTCAGCTCGGCGGTGATCGGACTGGTGGCGGTGGCCGACGATGCTGACGCCGCGACTTTTCCCCTCGACAAGCCGGTCCTGATTACCGACATCGATGCCGCCATCGGCAAGGCCGGCAGCAAGGACACGCTGGGCGCCAGTCTGGATGCAATCGCCGACCAGTCAAAACCCGTCGTGGTGGTCGTGCGCGTGGCCAAGGGCGAAACCGCCGAAGCCACCACGTCCAACCTGATCGGCACCACCAATGCCCAGGGCCGGCTGACCGGCATGAAGGCACTGCTGACCGCCAACAACACCCTGAAGGTCAAACCGCGCATCCTCGGCGTACCCGGCCTCGACAGCCTGCCGGTGGCCACCGAGCTTGCGGCCATTGCCCAGCAGCTGCGCGGCTTTGCATACCTGTCGGCCTACGAGTGTGACAACAAGGAAGCCGCCGTCGCCTACCGCGAGAATTTCAGCCAGCGCGAGGCCATGATCATGTGGCCGGATTTCATCAGCTGGGACACCGTGGCCAACAAGGAGTCCACTGCTTTTGCAGTCGCCAGGGCACTCGGTCTGCGCGCGAAGATCGACCAGGACACCGGCTGGTACAAGACCCTGTCGAACGTCGGCGTCAACGGCGTGATCGGCATGAGCCACGACGTCACATGGGATCTGCAAAACCCAAATACTGACGCCGGCTATCTCAACCAGAACGACATCACCACGCTGGTGCAGAACAGCGGATACCGCTTCTGGGGCAGCCGCACCTGCTCGGATGACCCGCTGTTCCAGTTCGAGAACTACACCCGCACCGCCCAGATCATCGCCGACACCATGGCCGAGGCGCATATGTGGGCGGTCGACAAGCCGCTGCACCCGACGCTGGCCCGCGACATTGTCGAAGGGCTTCTGGCCAAGGGCCGCGAATGGGTCAATGCCGGCTACCTCATGGGCTTCAATGCCTGGATCGATGACGTTGCCAACAGCAAGGACACGCTCAAGGCCGGCAAGCTCACCATCGACTACGACTACACCCCGGTCCCGCCGCTCGAGGACCTGACATTCCGCCAGCGCATCACCGACCGCTACCTGATGAACTTCGCCGGCCAGACCGGCCTGTAAGGGGACCCCATGGCACTGCCACGCAAGCTCAAACTCTTCAGCGTGTTCCACAACGGCATCGAGTTCCTCGGCGAGGCCACCGAACTGACCCTGCCCAAGCTGGCGGTCAAGACCGAGGCCTATCGCGGCGGCGGCATGCTCGCCGAAGTCGACATCGACCTCGGTCTGGAAAAACTCGAACTGGAACACAGCTACGGCGGGCTGATGTACGACATCTTCAAGGATTTCGGCATCACCAAAATCGACGGCACCCTGCTGCGCTTCATGGGCAGCTACCAGCGCGAGGACACCGGCGAAGTCGACGCCGTGGAAATCACCGTCCGCGGCCGCCACGTCGAAATCGACCCCGGTAGCGCCAAGGCAGGCGACGACACCGAATTCAAGGTCAAGACCAGCCTCACGTACTACAAGCTGACCGTCAACGGCAGCACCCTGATCGAGATCGACGCCATCAATCTCATCTACATCGTCGACGGCGTTGACCGCCTCGAAGCCCACCGTGCCGCCATCGGCCGCTGACCCGGAGCCCTGCCATGAACAGCAAGACCCTCATTCTCGACACCCCGATCAAGCGCGGTGACACCCTGATCGACAGCCTGACCCTGCGCAAGCCGGGGGCCGGCGAACTGCGCGGCTGCGCCATTTCCGATCTGGCCCGCATGGACGTCGCCACCCTCGTGCGGGTCATCCCGCGCATCAGCACCCCGCCGCTGACCGAGCACGAAGTCAGCGGCATGGATCTGGCTGACCTCACGGAACTCGCCAGCGAGGTCGCCGGTTTTTTGCTGAAGAAAGCCGAGCGGGCCTCGCTCTCCCGGGACGAGTAGAAGACGCCATGGCCGATCTGGCCGTGACGTTTCACTGGCGGCCGTCCGACATGGACGGCATGTCCCTGTCCGAACTGGCGGCATGGCGCGAACGCGCACGGGTACGTACCGAGGTGGAGTAAATGGCCCTGTCCAAAAACCTGCGGCTGGAAGTCATCCTTGCCGCCACCGACAAACTGACCGGCCCGCTCAAAAAGGCCATGGCCGGCAGCAAGGGGCTGGCTGCGGCCGTTCGCGCATCGCAGACCGGACTCAAGGAGCTGCAAGGCCAGCAGCAGCGCCTGACCGCCTTCCGCGACCTCAGCCGCGAAACAAAGGACACTGCCATCAGGCTCAAGGCCGCACGCCAGACTCTGGCCGGGCTGCAGCAGCAGATGGCCAGCGCCGGAACGGTCACCAGCAGCATGACCCGCAAGCTGGCCACGGCCCAGGCCGCGGTCAGCAAACTCTCGTCCGCGCACAGGATGCAGCTGGCCACCCTGCGTCACAACCGGACCGAACTGGAAGCGCAGGGGCTGAGCGTGAGCAAGCTGGCCAGCCACGAACAGCGCCTCAGCCGGCAGATCGACACCGCCAGCCAGGCACTGGCCCGCCAGTCCGAACAGCTCAAGCGGGTCAGTGACCGGCAAAAGGCGCTGCATGCCGCCAAAGGCCGCTACGACAAGACCCTTGCCGTGCGCGACAAGGTGGCCGGGGCCGGTGTGGCAACCGGTGCCGCCGGCGCCGCCGTGTCCTTGCCCATCGTCATGGCCGTCAAGGACTATGCCACCTCGGAAAACGCCATGCTCGGCATCGCCAAACAGGTGGAAGGTGCCAGGGATGAGTCCGGCAAGCTCACTGCGGTCTATTACCAGATGGACGAGGCGCTGGCCCGCCTGTCGGAAACCATCCCCATGACCAAGGTCGAACTGGCGGCCCTGACCGAGGGCGGTGCCCGCATGGGCGTGCAGGGGCAGGACAACCTGATGACCTTCACGCGCACGGCCGCGCTGGCATCCAACGCCATGGAACTGCCGGCCGACCAGCTGGGCGAGGACCTGGGCAAGATTTCCAATCTCTACAAACTGCCCATCAAGAACATGGAAGCACTGGGCGACGCCATCAACTATCTCGATGACAACGCCCAGTCCAAGGGTGGTGACATCATCAACGTGATGCAGCGCACGGCCGGCATTGTCAGCTCGGTGGCCATGAAGTGGCAGGACGGGGCCGCACTCGGCAGTACCTTCCTGTCACTGGGGTCAGCTCCTGAGGTGGCCGCGACTGCCACCAATGCCATGATCCGCGAACTGGCCATTGCCGAGATGCAGCCCAAGCGCTTCATGGAAGGGCTGGACATGCTCGGCCTGAAAGCCGAAGCCCTGCAAAAAGGCATGGCCATCGACGCCACCGGCACCATCCTCAAAGTGCTGGACGCCATCAAGAAACTGCCGCAGGACAAGCAACTCACGGCGGCTACCCAACTCTTCGGCAAGGAATACGGGGATGACGCCGCCAAACTCGCCAACAACGTCGAGGAGTACAGACGGCAGTTGAAGCTGGCCAACAGCGAGGAAGCCAAGGGATCGATGGCGCGCGAGAGCGATGCCCGCAACCAGACCCTGACCGCACAGTGGCAGATGATGCAGAACCGCCTGTTCAACGTGAATGCCGGCATGGGCCAAATGCTGCGCGAACCCTTGCTGGAAGTCATGAACGGCCTGTCCGGCGTTCTGGACTCCGTGCGGGACTGGATGAAAGCCAACCCGCAGCTGACGGCGACACTGGTCAAACTCGCGGCAGTCCTCGCCGTGGTCATGGTCGCACTCGGAGGAGTGATGCTGGCGATTGCCGGCATTGCCGGCCCGTTCCTTGCTGCCCGGTTTGCCATGTCGATGCTCGGTATCCAGCTGGCAAGCGGCATCGGCATCCTTGGCCGCCTGGGCAGTGCCATCCGTTTTGGTGGCGGCCTGCTGAAGGGCTTTTTCACCCTGCTGCGAGCCAACCCGTTTTTTGCCATGACCACGTTCCTCGCCGGCTTCGTCACGCACTTCATCACCCACTGGGACCGCCTCCGGCAAATGTGGACCCAGGGCGACTGGCGGGGGATTGGCGTTTTTATCCTGCAAGGGCTGGAAGCCGGTCTGAATGCGATGACGATGGGGCTCTACGGCACCCTCAAGCGCATCATCAGCGGTGTCATCACCCTCGTCATGAATCTCTTCGGAATCAACAGTCCCAGCCGCGTGTTTGCACAGATTGGCGAGTTCCTGATGGCCGGCCTCGTCAATGGCATCACCAGCGGCCTTGCCAACGTCAAAAACGCGATCATCCACGCCGGAGAAGCCACGATAGGCTGGTTCAAGCAGAAACTCGGCATCCACAGCCCAAGCCGCGTCTTTGCCGCGCTGGGTGGCTTCACCATGGCCGGCCTTGCGCAGGGACTGGACAAGGGGCAGGCCGGCCCGCTGGGTGCCGTGCAAAACCTCGCCGGCAAACTGACCGCCATCGGCGCCGGGGTAATGATCGGGGGAGGTCTGGCGCAGGCCGACGCCATCCGCATCGACAACCGGCCGCCGGTGGCCATGGCCGCACCGGCAGCATCAGGCAGCGGTGACGTGATCCAGCAGGTATTCAACATCTACGCCGCACCAGGCATGGACGAGCGTGCTCTTACAGCCATGGTGCGGCGCGAGGTCGAGGCGGCAGCACGGGAGAAGGCCGTGCGCGGACGCTCGAGCCTCAAGGACCGGGAGTAAGCGCATGATCATGCCCGTCATGATGGCCCTGGGCCTGTTCGTCTTTACCCTCGACACCCTGCCGTATCAGGACCTCAAGCAGAAGCTCGGCTGGCGGTACCCGACCACCAGCCGCGTCGGCCGCCGACCGGCCCGGCAGTACACGGGGCCGGACGATGAAACCATCACGCTGACCGGCGTGCTGCTGCCCGAGCTGACCGGAGGAGACAAGTCGCTGGACATGCTGCGCAGCATGGCGGACCAGGCCAGGGCATGGCCGCTGATCGACGGGGCAGACGGCAAGGTCCACGGCCTGTTTGTCGTTACCGGTCTGGAAACCAGCCGGACCCTGTTCTTTCAGGACGGCGCCGCCCGCCGCATCGAGTTCACCGTCAGTCTGGCCCGCGTCGAGGACGATGCCGCCGACCGGCTGGCAAAGCTCGGCAACCTGTCAGACCAGCTGCTGGACATGGCATGGGAGGCCATGCAGTGATCGATGCCCTGCTGAACACGCAGACGGGCATCGACATGCAGACGCTGGCCAGCCAGGCGCTGCACGGTCAGCCGGTATTGCAGCCGGACTACCGCATCACCGTCGAGGACAAGGACGGCAACAGCACCGACCTGACGCCGGTGTTTGCCGGCCGGCTGGTCTCGCTCACACTGACCGACAACCGCAGCCTCGAGGCCGACATGCTGGACCTGTCACTGGATGACAGCGACGGCCTGCTGGACATCCCGAACCGGGGTGCCCGCCTGCGTGTGGCCCTCGGCTGGAAGGGGCAGCCCCTGGTGGACAAGGGTGTCTACACCGTCGATGAGATCGAGCACAGCGGCAGCCCGGATACCCTGTCCATCCGTGCCCGCAGTGCGGACCTGCGCACCGGCCTGAGCCAGCAGCGCGAACGCAGCTACCACAACCAGACCGTCCGCCAGATCATCACCGCACTGGCCGAGGCACACAAACTGAAACCGGTCATCGGGGCCACGCTGGCGGAAGAAGTGGTGCCGCACCTGGACCAGACCAGCGAATCCGACGCCAACCTGCTGACCCGGCTGGCCGACCAGTTCGACGCCATCGGCACCGTCAAGGACGGTCGCCTCCTGTTCATCAAGGCCGGCGAAGCCACCACCGCCAGCGGCGAACCCATGCCGGCCATCACCCTCACCCGCCAGGACGGTGACCAGCACCGCTTCAGCATCGCTGACGGCCAGAACTACACCGCCGTCACCGCCCGCTGGCAAAACGCCGACAAGGGCACGCAGGGTGAAGTCACCGTCGACGCCAACACCCAGTACAAGCGTGTCCACACCAAGACCAAAAAGGGCAAGACCAGCAAGAAAACCCGCCAGGTCGCCGTGCAGACCGAGCCCGTCACCAGCAGCGCTGAAAACACCAAAGTGCTGCGCCACCTCTACGCCAGTGAAGCCACCGCCCTGCGCGGTGCCAAGGCGGCCTTCGCCAAACTCCAGCGCGGCGTGGCCACCTTCTCGATCACCCTCGCCATCGGCCGGCCGGAGCTGCGCACGGAACTGCCGGTGACCGTATCAGGCTGGAAGCCACAGATCGACGCCACCGGCTGGCTGGTCAGCCAGGTGACGCACACGATGGGGGATGGCGGGTATACGACGGTGGTGGAGCTGGAGCTGGAGATGAGAGCTGATGACAACCGATAAAATCGTGTGAACGACGCCCCCTCAGAAATTCAAGCCCAGCCCTTTAATTAACGCCTTGGTATATATGCATATGCAATGCATCCAACCAGGCTTAAACGTCCTTTCGAGCGACCCACTGGGTATGCTCGCGAGAGAAGGCATTCTCGGCATCGCCCACGAAAACTGAGAACTCTTCTTCGGTTCCAGAGTTCAGAGATTGCTCCTTGATGAGACCTATTTCGTGAGCGGCGAGCGCGTAGGAGGCTGCCAGTTCAGAGAATCTCTTGGCCTGCATCCAGCTCAAGATACTGGCCGCCATCGCAACGAACACGTCCGTGGGCCAAAAAGGCTGGTCCACGTAGACCATGCGCAGCACCGCGCAGACCACGGCGATAGCATTCACCCCAATCAGCGCCCAGAAGAAGTTCCGCGACATCCTTCGATTGAACTCAGCCTTCTTCGAGTACCAAGTGAGCTGGTCCTTGATCCGGTAGTCCGCGTAAGTTGCTCTGCGCTCTTCAAGAGGTCGGGCGCGCATCCGCTTCATCACCTGCGTGAATTGCTCGCCGTCGAGATGCTCTGTCAACGACTGACACACCTCGCGGTTCTGTTCGACGATCTGCTTGAGCGTCTGGCTAAAGTCATTGCGGGCGGCGCTCTCATCCTTTCCTTGAAACGGCTCAGCACGACAGACGTAGCGCCAAGTGATGGTCTTGATTGATTCGGCCACAGCCCTGCCTGCATACCAGAATCGGTCTGGGCGCATGGCGAATAGGTATATCGAGCAACCCAGCGCACCCAGCAGGGCTAGGAGTTGGGCTGCTGCAACCGACCAATGTGGAATGCTGACGATGGACAAGACCGCTGCGACTACGAGTGTCACGAGATGGACGCGCAGCACTCGAAAGAAGTGCTGTTGTGACTTCAGGGACAACTTATCGGCGGATCGGTAGAGGGCGGGAAAGTCTTGCTCCTGCATGTGGCTCGCCCTCAGTATCCGAGTTGCTTGTAGACCTTATCTTTGTAGTGCCAGTCGTCCTTGTCGTGCATCTTGAAGTTCTCAAGGGCGTAGGCAACGATCTTCGGCGAAAATGGAACAAAGATAGCCCCAATGTTTCTGATGATCGGCGGGCAGGTCGCATCAACAACCTGCCGCGAGCCGTCGAGATTAACTCCGATGATTCGGCAGCCCTTTTCCCGAGCCACCTCCATTTCCCAGCACACGTATTTGTGCTTGGAGCGGGTGTCCTGTCCGATGAGGGCTACAAATGTGCCTGCCATGTTGATCCGCTCTCGACATTTGCGCTTGATGTAGGCTTCATCCTCGGAATTAATTTCATTCGCGAGCTGGCAGTCAGCGAAATTGAAGTCGATATGTTCGTTCGCCTTCCAAGCCTGCATCAGTTGGTAGTAACGAATGTCAGTGCTACTGAAGCCTACAAAGGTTCTCGGAAGTCCCATTACCCTATCTCCATGCAATGAATAATTGATAAGGCATATGTATGGTGTATTGTCCATATTTCAATACATTCATCGCTACTGAAATTCGCCAGTCCGGAACTGGACACAACGTTCTGCTCTGCTCACGCAACAAACCCGACAGCTCAGGCTGCCGGGTTTTGCTTTTTGCATGCCTGGCACCGGTGGCAACTCATGAGAGGCGATGCACTGGATGACAGAGGCGACGAGGCAATCACCCGAGGCTGAAATCCAAGCCGGTTATATACGTAAATGCATATCTGTTTTGCCTGTGTAACGCATGCGGTTATTTCGCAGGTTTTTTCTTCTCGGCTGTTCTGCGTTTGGCAGGTGGCTTCACCCCATCATCCAGCCCGATGTTGATCAGGGTGCCTGTATTGATTGTCGTGTCGTCGCCAGTGTTATGGCTGATGACCGCACCACTCGCGGAGGGGGCTGAGGGCGCGGTGTCGCTTGAGGCCGTTGCCGCAGATGCAGATCCAGACAGACCAAGCTGCCGGATCGCAACGGATGCCTTGAATTTTTCCTGCGGACCGAGAGAGCGGTAGTCCATCAGTAAAAGTCCCTCATCAGGTGCAAGAGCATCTGGAGATGGTACTCCAAACATCAAAAACCATGGATCAACACCATGATTTGCAAGCTGAATCACGAACTCAAGAGTTGGAACGGACTTGTTGTTTTCATACCCACTATATGTGGCTGGAGATACACCACCAAGCCTAGCCATATCGCGTTGAGTAAGCCCAAGTCGTAGCTTTTCGGCCCGCAGCCGAGCACCAAGTTCAGATTTTTTAATATTCATGATTGCAATTGCTCAGAATTCCGAGCAGAATGCGTTTGCCAATTCACCAAAGGCAAACCATATCATGAATAGCCACCAGACCCCCGCCAGCCAGGCGGGACAAGGACACGGCAACACCCCGACTTGCCTGCCGCGCAAGTGGGGCCGGGTCATCAAAAGCATCACGTTTGCCATCCAGCCGGACATCCGCGAGCAGGTCGAGCTGCTTGCCCGCCAGCGCAATGTCAGCATGTCGATCGTCCTCAATGACCTGCTGCATGTCGCCCTTGAGTCCGACACCGGACTGCTGGACGGGCTCAATGCTCCGTCGCACACCATGCTTGCCAGCCAAGCACCCCATGGAACTTGGCGGGGCGAGCTACTTCTTTTTACCACGCCCGGTGATCTTGGCCTTGCCGCCAACAATCATGGTCATGTTCGACTGATCGATATTGTCACCTGGAAGTACCTGCCCCACTCCGCCGGACACGTATACACCCGCTTGCTTCAGCGCGGCTTTCGCATCATCGCCAGGGGTAGACGCTGGTGCGTCTTGAACTGCAGGCAGGGGGTTGTTCGACGACAGGCCGAGTTGCCGAACGGCAACAGAAGCCTTCAGTTTTTCCTGAGAGCTGAGTGTGCGGTAATCCAATAGCAATAGCGACTCATCAGGCTCTAGTACGGTCTCACTTTGCCGTCCAGTTAGCACGAACAGCACATCCACACCAGCAGCTGCAACTAGCTGCAAATAGTGTGCATCAGGCATCCGCTCGCCTGACTCGTACTTGTATTGAGCGTTTCGCTGGACACCTCCGAGCGCTGCAAATTTGTCTGCGCTTAGTTTTAGACGCAAACGCTCGGACTTTAGGCGGTCACCTATAGTCATCATATGGATACAAAAACCTTGCGCAGTATTCGTTTGAATGCAATACTGCGTTTGCCAATTCACCAAAGGCAAACCATATCATGAATAGCCACCAGACCCCCGCCAGCCAGGCGGGACAAGGACACGGCAACACCCCGACTTGCCTGCCGCGCAAGTGGGGCCGGGTCATCAAAAGCATCACGTTTGCCATCCAGCCGGACATCCGCGAGCAGGTCGAGCTGCTTGCCCGCCAGCGCAATGTCAGCATGTCGATCGTCCTCAATGACCTGCTGCATGTCGCCCTTGAATCCGACACCGGACTGCTGGACGGGCTCAATGCTCCGTCGCACACCATGCTTGCCAGCATTGCCGACGAGCACGGCATGACCAAGCGAGAGCTGGTCGCCAGGGTGCTGAATCGCTTTTTGCTCGGGTATGCACAGACCCACACCCTCCCGTCTGACCTTCCGCACGGTTTCCAGACTACGGCAACCGCGCCGGACGCATAACCACGGACAGGAGGAATACACCGTGGACATGCTGCGCGAGAGCTACAAGCGGATGTGCTGTTCGGTCAACGGCGGCTGGGCTGCCATGGCCGCAGCGCTGGGCCTGACCAAGAACGCACTGGAAAACCGCGTTTACGAGCGCACCGGCCAGTCGGTCGACGTGCATCTGGCCATGAACATGCAGGCCACCAGCGGCACAACACTGTTTGCCGAAGCGGTGGCACGGGAATCCGGCGGTGTGTTCGTGTCCCTGCCGCCGGTCGAAGTGGTCGACAACGAGGAAATCCAGCTGCTCTACATGCAGGCGGTGGAGGAGATCGGCAATCTGGCGCGCTGCTGGCAGAAAGTGACCGCCGACAATGTGGTGACGCCGGCCGAGCGCCGCGAGCTGGAGGACATCCAGCGCCGTCTGGTCCAGAAAACCCAGCAGATGAACACGCTGACGTTCCGCCTGTTTTGCGAGGAGGCCCGGTAATGGCTTTTCGCTGCCCGCGCTGCGGCGCTGTAGCAGTGGTGGAAGAGGCCAAGTACGCCTCTGACCGTACCAAGCTGCGCTACAACCGCTGCTCCAACCTCAATTGCGGCTTTGCCTTCCAGAGCATCGAAGGATTTTCGCACTGGGTCGGGCTGAATGGCCAGGAGCCGCCGCCCTACGACCCGCAGCTGCCCATCGTGTACGCCACGCCAGACCCGGACCTCAAGGAGCTGCGATCCCGTCAGCCACGGCTGATCGGGTTTGACCTGGCGGCCGACACCTAAGCCACACCCACACCATTTTTTACCTGCCACGAACCCGTTTTTCGGGGTCGCGGGGATTGTTTTGCCTGCGTTTTGTGATTTTGAGGAGTGAATCATGGTCCACCCATCCAACCGACACTATCTCGCCACTGCACGGGATGCCCATGTAAACCGCCTGTTTGCCGGCCTGCCGCGTCCTGCGGCCGGTACACCGGAGCAAAAGCGCCGCCGCGCTGCCCGGCTGGATCTGGAATTCGCCCGCGACCTGCGCCGGGCCGAGCGTGAGAGGGGGTTCGCATGAGCCGTCGCAAACCCTCTGCCAGGTTCAGCCGGAACAGGAAACGCCGGCACTTTGCCGGAGCCAACGCCCGCCGTGACGAACGCCGCCGGTCACAGGTGCAACCACAGCGCCCAACCCGCCGCCGCTCTTTTTTCAGCCTGCTGCTCGGCTATCTGTTCGAGGCGAGATTCAGACAGGAGCGCAAATGAACAGGAACAGGAACCAGCCACCACTGCTGCCACCGGTCTGGCAGGAACGCCTCGGCCTGTGGGGTCTGGCACTGGGCTACATGGCGGTGTTCTTCGCCGCCGTCCCGATTGCTGCCGAGCTGGCCGTTTTGCTTGATCCATGGACCCGGCCCGTGATCGCGGCCGTGGTCGAAATCATCGTCAACCTGAAACACCCGAACTGAGGGGTCCGCCATGAATGAAATGACCAAAGCAGACGGCGGCATGCCGTCGAACCAGCAGATCAGGACCATGGCGCTGCGCGTGATGCACGGCGCACTGGACGGCAAATCACCGCAGCACATCGAGGACGACCTGTTCCGGTTCCAGATGGTGGCAACACCGGCTGTCGTGCTGGAACTGGTCGACCGCATCGAGCAACTGGAGGCCGAAGTGGCCGAGACAGGTGAGCTTGTCACCCGTGCGACGAAATCAGCAGAGGAACGCGGATTCAAGTGTGGCCGCAAGACCCGTCGCAGCGAACTGGTGCATGAGTTCACCACCTCACGCGGCCAGCGGGTCATCGGGATGGTGACGCCGGAAGGGCCGCAGGTTGCCGAGCTGGTGTTTGTCACGGACACCATCTGGTGCGGACCGCTCAGTTACGACATCGAGAGTGACGAAGGCAGGCTGGACGCCGGCATCAAGGCCCTGAAAGACATGACCCAGGACGAGATTGACCGGCTGGATGCCGGCCTTGAAGCCTACCGCGAGCTGTTTCGCCGCCTCCAGGTCAACGCATGAAATCCGACATCAGGAGAACTTCCATGAAATCTGATACCACCTTCTGCCCACCGTTTACCTCCATCGCCAACCCACGCGACATCCGCCATGAGCTGGGTCTGAGCCAGCAGGTGTTCTGGAGCAGGATCGGCGTCAACCAGCCCACGGGGTCCCGTTACGAGTCGGGGGGAAACATGCCAAGGCCGGTGCGCGAGCTGTTGCGCCTCGTGCATGTCGAGGGTGTGGACATCACGGCAATCCGGGGTGAGGACGTGCAGATCATCGCCTACCTGAAGGACCGTCACCCGGAACTCTACAAGAGCCTGCGCAAGGCGGTAAGGCAGCAAAACCCCTCGGCCGCCGGCGTGGCAGGTTAAGACCGGGGAGGAATGGATCATGGGCGCACCTGAGCTGACCACGGCGCAACGCAACCTGCTGATGGCTCGCCATGCCATTCAGCGGGGGGCTGATCGCATGGAGGAGATCAGGCGCCAGATCAAGCAGGAAGAGGATGACAGGCTGGCGGCAAATGGTTATCTGCCGGATGAGCGCAAGAAAGGGCTTACGCAGCCTGACAGACCGTTCTACCGCTATCTGGATGGTGTGGAACCGGACATGCGTGACTACGAGATGGCCGGGCAGGTACTGGCCTTGTGCGAGGAGGTATATGTCCTGCTCGGCAAGATGCAGGCGAGCATCAACCAGACCCGTCTGCCGGTCAGTCTGGTGGTGCCGGCCGACCTGCTGGCATTTGAAGCCGGAAAGTGCGTGCAGGTGATCCGCCACAAGCAGGCCCGGATGGCATTTCACGAACGCTGGCGGCAACCGCCCAGTGTCCGCATGCTGGCCAAGCGCAAGCCGAAACCGCAGCAGGTGGCCGCATGATCGCCACGGCCGATCCGGTCCGGTTGCAGACGTGGCGCATGGATGCCGCCTACCGGGCGAAGATGCTGGCAGGCATGCCGGAAGGGCTCCACCGGGCATGGTCGCATGCCTGCGAGCGGACGTTCTTCAACCCGGCCATGCCGCAGGGTGAAGCCCGACGCAGGGCCAACATCGGCCTGCGCCGGCGCAGCCAGCATGCACGGAAGGTGGCCAGCAAGCTGCCGCTGGTGGTGGATCACGACCAGGTCGACGGCAAGGCCCGCGAAGTTGCGCGGGCAGCCCGGTTGCAGCTGTCCCGTGCCGGCCGGCATTTCGATGCCGATGCCAGCTGGGAGGCGGTCGAGCAGATGGCCGAGCAGCTGGAACTGCCGCTGCCGGAGGTGGACGACGTGCGCGTGACGGCGCTCGGACTGCTGCACCGGGTCACGGATGACCGCTTCTGGCTGCGCCGGGTGCGCGTGGCTTCGGCCCGTCGCCGCGAGCAGCTGGAGCGCGCCTTCGGATGCGTCCACAGGAAGTCCGGTGTCTACGTGTCACACGACAACATGGTCTGGTCACGCGGCCGCAAGCGCCGCAACAGTGACCTGATGGCGATGACGCGCATGGTCAGCAGTGCCGGTGACGACGTGCCGATGGAACAGGTGGTAGCAGCCTCGGTGGCCAATCCGGCCATCCGCCGCAACGAACTGATGGCGCGCATCGCCGGGGTCGAGCGCCTGAGCCAGGACGCCGGCCACCGCGCCGTGTTCCTCACCCTGACGGCACCCAGTGCCTTTCATGCCAGATTGCATAGCGGCAGGCGCAATCCGGCCTGGAACGGCAGCAACGTGCGCGAAGCACAGAAGTGGCTGTCAAAGCGGTGGGCGCGGGTGCGGGCATGTTTCTCGCGCAAGGGGCTCGGTGTCTACGGGCTGCGGATTGCAGAGCCGCATCACGACGGCACGCCGCACTGGCATGTGCTGGTGTTCGGGCCGCAGCCGCAGTTGCGCGAAGCCGTGGCTGCCACACTGCGCTACTGGCGCAAGGACTACGCCGAAGAGCTGACGACCGAAGCCGCTAGGCGTGCCCGGGCGCTGGCAAAACCGATTGATCCGGCCAGGGGCAGCGCATCGGGCTACGTCGTGAAGTACGTGTGCAAGAACGTCGACGGCGCCGGAGTGCTGGACGGGGATTTTGAATCCGGTCTGGATGCGGCGGTCAGTGCCGAGCGGGTGCGGGCATGGGCCTCGGTGTGGGGCATCAGGCAGTTCCAGTTCTTCGGGACGCCGAGCGTGACGCTGTGGCGGGAAGCCCGCCGGGCCAGGGAGCAGCGCACCGGTACCGCCATCGATGCGGTGATCGAGGCGGCAGACGCCGGGCAGTGGGACCTGTTCACCAAAGCCATGGAAAGCCATCCGGCCGAACTGGTGAAGAGCACCACCGTCAATGATTTCGGGGAATTGGGAGAAAAGATCGTGGGGATTGTCGATCCGGCCACGGGGGTGGTGCTGACCACTCACGACAAGGTGTGGCGCATGGTCCGGACGCCGGTCATTCCGGGCCGGGACGGTGACCGTCCGGACGCGGCGGACAGCCGCGCTTGGACTGGTGTCAATAACTGTACGGTCCCGAAAAAGCTGCTCAAAAGCAGCCGCGGCAAGGGTCAGGATGGTCCGCAGCAGGCGGTACCGGCCCACCAGATCGTGCGGGACGTGAAGCTCACGGCCGGCAGGCCGGGCAGGAAGATGAATAGGTCGACAGGTATGAAAAAACCTTTCATATCAACGTGGAGGGCGAGACATGAATAGCTCGGTGAATAGCTCGGTGAATAGCTGCATGAACAGGAAATCAAAACGGCTGGAGCAGCGGATCAAGCCGCGAAAACCCGTACAAAGGTACATGCTGACTGCCGTACCGGTAGACAAGGAGCTGACGGAATATAACGCCCGATGGATCGGGACGGATTTTGGGGAGGAGGCATAGTGGATACGCTGGATTTGCAAGAGGCTGCGGAACTACTCAAGGTCAGTGATGAAACTGTGCGGGAAATGGCTCGTTCGGGTACGATTTTGGGGGCAAAAGTCGGTGTTGCATGGGTTTTCATCAAGGATGACCTGATGGAGTTTTTAAGACGCGAAACCCGCAGGCAGACTAACGAACGACGTGCAGCGGTAGAAGCCGATGCCGTCCTGATCAAGAACAATCGGCATAAACCCCATGTAGAAACGGCCTTTTCCAGATCAGGAAAAGGCCGAAGAGAGAAACGCTCGCTGCCGAATCTGGATGCAGTTGAAGCTGCGGCAGCCCAATAAATCACCAAAGCAGCGTTGATAGCTCACTTCCCCGCAAGTTGGCATAACGGCTCAACATGCGGGGATCTTTATGTCCGGTTATCTTGGATATTTGCAGATCAGACAATGTTGTTCTGATAAAAAACCGACTGGTTGCCTCATGCCTTAGATCATGAAAAACCAGATCTTCACAACCGGCATACTCGAAAACACGGGCAAACTGCCTGGATAAAAGCGCAGTAGCTTTCTTGAATGATTCCGGGGTGTCATTACCATCCCACCACGGAAACAATTGGTCGTTTTTGAATGACCAGCCCTCCATGCCTCTATCCCCTGAGCGCACCTGTTCAAGGTATCGCTGAATGGCCTGTATGGAAACAGAGGTCATCGGGACCTGGCGTTTATCGCCATTTTTGGTTTTTTCCAGAAAAATCGTGCGTCGGTCGATGTCAATCTGATCAAGCCGCAAGGTATACATTTCGCGTAGACGCATGGCCGACTCGAGGGCCAGATCGAACAGAAGTTCTAATGCTCCTTGCCATTTCAGTGAGAGTGGTCGCTCCCTGTCATCGCGTTTGGTACCGCTGAGGACGAGCCGGATTTTGGCCTCTTCGGTCTCGCCGAGCCGCCTGTCTCGTGGTTCATCTTTTGGAATGGCTTGAGGCTTTGCTGCACTCAGGACAGCAGCATCGGCATCGGTATAGGTTGCATATTTTTTGGGCAAAAGCCGCAGCGGGTTGCTTACAAGGATGGTGTCCTGACGACGTACCAGCCAGTCAAGGCACCGGGCGAGTGCCCCGACATAGTGGCGGATTGTTGAGGGAGCGAGTTTTTTCATCGTGTTTCATGGACCGGACCCAGGATTCTGCCCATGGGTAATCGATGGAGCGGAGCTGGGTATGTCCCAGTTTGTCCCAAAGGGTAGAGAGAACGGGCTTGTCTGATGTGCTTACCGGGCAGGTTTGCAAATAGGACCTGAGTACATCTGCAAGGCAGGCGATGGCAGGTTTTTCATCTACCAGCTCAGGAGGAACAATGCCGCGTTTCAGCAGTGATTCCAGCCGGGCGCAATACTGGTCGCCCTCCTCTTCGGTAGCAAAAGTCAGGGAGATTGGGCGAGGCAGTACGCCTTTGCGCCGGACGATGAACTCCCAGCTACCGCTGGTGCGTTTTCTCTTGGTGGCCAT